ATTTACCACATTCCGGATTTCAAAAACCTCTATGTTATCTGTTGCCGGGTCACGGAATGCAATCCGCTGTCCGATCTGGATCACCTTTCCAGGGACGAAAGGGAAATCAGCATTGACGGACATTTCCTGTTGAACCCAATGCCCGGATTCTATATCCGTCCGGGTAAATAAGGTCTGCCCGGCGGCATTCAGAAAGATATACTCCATTATTGCCACCTCTCACGCCATATAACCGTGCCGGTTCCCGTTACCGTCTGAACCCCCGTCCTCGGCACCAGAAAGCGGCTATTGACGTTATAAGCACCCATTATGGACGTGTTACCAACCGCCGCTGTCTGCCGGTCAAGATCAATAACCAGATTCCCAGCCGGAATCGTGCTGAATGTGATCGTTTTTCCGTCCAGACCATAGCTTTGATCGTTCGCCGCCGCAGATAACGTCCTTTCGATCCGCATCAGCGGTGGAGCGTCCCCCATCACCCGGAAGGACGTTCCGCAGGCTATACTTTTTTCTATCCGGTCATTCCAGAACGGATTATCAAAACAGGTAAAGACAAGCCGAAGTTTGACTTCCCACCACTGGCGCATGGAAGGTTCCGGCTTTCCAGTACAGACAGCCATCAAATAATGATTCGGATACCCCGGCAATTCCAGCTTGTATTCCGCATCCGTTTTCGCCCATGCGGATATAGCCATTAAAGCCGCATGACGGGCGATTTTATTCTCTGTAAGCAAAGCAAAGGTAATTGCCACGGTTCGAGTTCCGCACCGGTTACGGACGAAATAAGACCCCGCAGAAACAGCCCTCGGGCGGGATACCGGATTAAATTCAATCGGGGATATCCTGATATCCTCAATTTTGACCCCCGCCACGCTTTGGAGATCCACCCCATCAAAAATAATCATGACTGCCACCCGCTTCTTTGAAGTTGTCTGTATGACCTTCCCTGTTGCGCTGAAATAACCGATCCGACAACACGCCCGTCAAGGTACACATCCCCGCCGGGTTTCACGTTATCCCGCATCGTTGCGCCTAATGCGTCATAATCCACATTCCGGGAAGCAATGCCGCCATTTTTAAACCTTTGCCATACCCGGTTTTCTTCTGCCGTGAGGATGCCCTCTCCTTCGTGCAGTTCTGCCAGAAACCCGTTGAAAGGAACGTAATCGAGGCCGGTTTCAAATGCTCCGTCAATAGCCGCCCCAAAGTTGATCGAACCGAAAGAGCCCAAATCAATACTAACCCCGTAACCGTTCAGCCGATCCAGTTCAGCAATAATCGAGTTAACCGCCGCAGATACTTCCGAAACGTGGGAAGAAATACCAGCCGCCAGCCCGGAAACTGTATTCCCCATAGCTGCCGCCGCCGCATCACCCTGATTCATATCCGCAATAGCTTCCTTGGCTTTCGCTACCATTGCATCATAGGTTTCGTCAACAGTTAATTTCTGTTGGGTCAGGGCATCGGTAAAGCCTTTTTTCTTTTCCTGTACCTGTTGGAAAAGCTTATCCACTTCACCGGCCTGCTTCGGATTCGCAACCAGTTGGGAAAGGTATTCAGCACTTGCAACCGATCCATCCGAAAGGGATGCCAGTAAATCATTTGAAAGCCCCATTTCCCGGGCTTTTTCAAGATTCTGGATGTATTCATCCATGAACGCAATCTGACTTTCCAGACCGTCCTGCATTCCTTTCGGGGAATACTGATCCATTGATTCATTCAGTTCGTCAATCTGATTCTCAAGTTCCTGATATTTCTTTTTCCCTTCCTCTGTAGACTGATCCAGTTTATTTTGTTGCTGGATTAGCTGATCCTGTTTCTTTACCAGTTCAGTTGTCGGGCGGGTAATAATATCAAAGCCCTTTACAACGCTGTTCACGGCCTGTTCCGTGGCATCATGAACGCTCTTTACATAATCCGAAAGGGCCTTTACAGATTCATAGACCGCACTGGTTGTTTCCTTCCATGCGGCAGCAGACTTCCCGCCGTAATCTTCCACAGCGTCCCCGGCATCTTTAGCGGCTTCTTCTTCTTCTCCGTATTTTTCAATCAGAGCCGCTTTACCGTCTGCAAGCTGTTGCTCTGCTTCTGCAAGGTCGCCTGCTTGTTCACCAAGGGTTTTTTCCTTTTCCCATTGATCCGTCAGAAGTTTGTTGTATGCGGCAACGTCCTTGAACCATTGCGAATCAGGGCCGGAACCGGACATGGCAACAGCGGTGTTGTAAGAAATTGCGCCATTTTCATCAAATTCCGCGCCGTATGTTTCTTGCATTTGTTCCCGGAGTCTCTTAGCCGCTTGTCTTGCCGCACCTGCATCAAATTCGTCAAGGTACATTGATCCTTTTTTCTCTGCAAGTGCTTGTTCTTTGGCGTAATACGCCGCCCAGGCAATTTTCTTTTCCTGATACGCTTTCCATTCGTCCAAATTCTTTTGAAGCGCACCGGTGCCGCCGTTAATCGCTCCCGTTTCAGAGTCAATCGCCGCCGTCAAACTTGGAACAAGGGATGTTAACTGCCTTGTTGATTCTTTCCAGACCTGATATTTCTGGATAACAAGATCAACGTCAACGCCAAGCCCTTCCAGATATCCTCTAACATCGCCGCCGTTCTTCTCAACGTTCCCGATATCCTTGAACAGTTCCTCAAACGTGACCGTTGACCCGTCTTTCAGCGTCAAGGTCTGTTCGCTTATTTCTTTGAGAAGATTGATAATGTCCTGCGCCTTGTTGTATGTTTGTTCAAGGTCGGCCATCTTCCCGGCGGTGTCAAGTTCGATTTCGTTGAAATCATCAAAAATCGTGCTTTCCGGCTGGGTTGTAATCTTCGTCAGGAAATCCGCAAGCCCACTTGTCAGAGGGTCGATAACGGAGAGCAGGAGTTGACCGCCCTTTGTGCTGATCGTATCAAGGGCGGCTTCCACCCGGCGGGAAGCGTTTGCAAAACTGTCAGAAGTCCTGGCAAAGTCCCCCTGTGCGTCAGCCGTGGCCTGCATCAGGTATTGATACCGGAGCATTGTTTGCTCTGCCTGGCTCATGGCGTTAAAAGATTTCGTGATCCCCTTTTCCAGAGCAAAGGCTTCAAGGTTCGCAACGGACATGTTAATGCCAAGCTGCCGCAGGGGTTCCGTTTCGCCGGATATCCCAGAACGAATTTTCTGGAAAGCCGTTTCAAAATCCAGATTATAGAAGGATGCCATATCAGCCGCCAGACCGGCAAGGTCGGTTGACATCCCAATGATTTCGTCCCCGGACATTCCCGCAGACTTCATCATAGCTCCAAGGGTGGATGTGAATTTTTTCGCCTGCGTTTCCGTCAGGCCGAACTGCTTTCCGGCGGTTTTCGCCCAGGCATCAATCTGTTTCGCTCCGTCCCCGAACGTTACATCTACAACGTTCTGAACCTCTGCCAAATCGGAAGCGGCATCAATAGCGGCCTTTCCCCAGTTCAGAATGGCTTTTCCGATCTGTGCGGCACCGATCACGGCGGTAATCTTTTTGACCGTCCCCATAAAGGACGATTCCATACTGGCTGTGCTTTGCTGTGTAGCCCGATCCCAGCTCCGGGTTTCCGTTTCGATGGCTTTTGTAATATCCTTCACGCTTGCTATTGCGTGTTTACCATCGGCGGTAATTTCAAATACAACCTGACCGTCAGCCATTATTCCCACTTCCTTTGGCTATCATATTCATCAGTCCTGCGAAGATTTTTCCAACATCTTCCTCATACTGTTTCGCCTGTTCCTTTTCGGACAGATGCAAGGCCACATCCATTTTCGCTTTCAAAAGCCATTGCCTTTCTTCCGCATTCCACTTTGTAGCCGCCGGCATCGGCCTTGCCCGGATTCCGATAACCTCTGTATATCGTGATCCTTCCGGAATAGCGTTCAGCAATTCAGAAAATTCAAGCCAGTGCAATTTATCCCGATAAAGGTCTATTCCATACGCCTGCCGGAATGCCGCCCGAATCATCCAGGCATCCTGCACGAAATCCGTGACCTTCTTTGCGTCCTTTTTCGGCTTCTGCTCAAAGAGTATACCTTTTACCGCCTGCAATACCTTCTCAACGTTTCTCGGCCTGTTTGTCAGGCATTTAAGGGCATTATATGACCTTGCTTCCGGCATCACATCATCCCGGTCTAATTCATCCATCATCCGCAGGACGTTCCGGAAATCAAAATCCAGACGGTAAAATTTCCCGTCAACCGTTACCCCTTCCGGTAGCCTGTCCTGTAGCTTCATTTTTTCTGCGCCTTGGTGATCTTTTTACCCAGTCTTTCCCGGAAGTACATTCCGCAGGCGTTAATAATCGTCAGCGGGTCATTTCCATAGAAATTGCAGAAAGCCCCGCCCTGTTCAGATCCGAATAATGTATCAGCAAAGAAACGGGCGGCAGAAAGCCGTTCCGCTTCTGGGGTTTCGTCTGTCATAGCGGAAAGCCGATCATTCACCTTCTTTAGGCCGATAACCAGCGAGGAAGCATCAGAACGGACAACCGCATCGAAAACTTTATCAATGTTCCGGAACCGGATTTTATCCGCAACCGGAAAAGGATTGATTTCACGTTTAAAAAGCATTTTATGACCTTCCTTTCATAAAAAAGGGCGGGGAATGGTAACCAAACCCCGCCCCGCATCATCAGGTTGCATCCGTCACGGTGGGCTTGCCGTTGAACCGGAGCGTACATCCGAATGCGTTCACGTCCAGCGTCTGACCGCCGAATGAACTGAGAGCCCCGATAGAGCAATCACAGACAATCTGCTTTCCACCGGAGATAATCTTCACGCTGGAGTTCCGATCCGCGCCCAGAAGGAACTGCTTCCCGGCAATATAATCCTGCGCCGTATCCCCGACAACACGCTTGCCGGTGATAACCAGTTCAGGAGCCGCACCGGTAACCTCGTTATGAGCGAAACCCTCACCGCAGAGGAAAAACGCCTGCTGATTCTGTTCGTTCTCATTGAAGGTCATTCCCTCAATGCCTTTGCACAGCTTCGACCACGTAGGTTCGCCGCCTTGGGTTGACGCCGGGGCGGTAGCAATATACAGTTCATTTACCCATACTGCATCCATAGATTAGTTCTCCTTTCACAGTTTCGTTTCGATTTTCACATTCAGTGCGGAAGCCATAAGCCACACATTGTTATCTTCCCGGCCAATAATCTGCGGTTCCGTCAGGGTTGTAATATCTACAATGTTCCAATCGTCCCCGGAAGGGTATTCATGAAGCATCGTTAATTCCTGATGAATCCGGTTCATATCGTCCGAAAGCGTTTGCAGGTTTGCGTGCTTTCCGTTGATCGTAAAATCCAGAATGATATACTGGTTTTTGTCCATGTATACTTCATCCGGGCCACTCGGACCAACTTCACACACAAGCCCTTCGCCGGTTCCAAGTGCGCCCCGGGTGATAAGGGCAAACAGGCCAAGACCGTCAATAAGATTTATAACGGCTTCCATAGCCGCATTGATAATGGTCATAGGTGTTCCCTCAACTCACTTTCCGCTAATCGTTTCCAGCGTTGCTTGTGCTTCCGCTTTGCTGTTTCGCACCATTTCCACGTCCTGCCTGGGGTCAGACTCGTTTTAATCGCCCAATATTGCCTTTTCGCATACGGGGTTTCCCATATCAGCTTTCCTTCCGACGGAACGGAAGCGGCAAGCGAGGAATCTATCAACGTGTGCTGATCTTCTTTGCAGTATTCGTTACAATCAGCGAGGATTTCTTCCGAAAGGGCAGTCAAACCGTCCTTCCATGCCGTCATGACCTTTGCGCCAACCTGATTGGCATCTATTTTGATCTTTACCGGCATATTGTTACCTCAAACCGATTTCCCAATGGTGGAAAGTGTCGGTATCGTCCCGCAGTTCTTCAACAGTGAACACGGTGTATTCTTCGCCCCTGACGGTCACTTTCATATCCCCGCCGATTGAATGGGCCGCATTGAAAAGCCCCCACCAGTCAATCTCTGGTTTACTGTGCCGCTTATCAACGAAAAGGATTGACCGCAAAACGCAATCGGTATTTTCTGCGGTCTTTCGGATTTCGTTTGTAGGCTGAAGGTGAACACCCTTTACTGTGTATTCCTCATAGGTCTGGTTTTGATACAGATCAACGCCCGTGCAGGCCTTTACCGTGGCGGTGCTTCTCATGATCTTTGCCGGAATCGGTCTCAGCATGGATAACACCCCGCAACAGGAACAGCCGGGTTCATAAGTCCCGTCTGCTCAAGATAGGAAATAGCCGCAGGGGATACACTTGCGCTCATCGCACCGCCTGTGCTGGCTTTGCTATTGCCGTCAACCCTCACCTTTCCGACTGTGAACCCGGTATCATTCCCGCCGGAAATGCTTTCCATACCGTTTATAGCGATAAAATCAATCTGGGAACAGACCGCCAGCCGGTATAAGGTCTGAATAAGGGAAGGAAGTTCGTCAATGGTGGTTTCATTCACCTGCCAGCGGGTCATATTGGAAATGACCCGGGAAGCGTGAGCGTTGAGCGCAGGGAACGAGGTTTCATCAGCCTCGCTCCCTTTGTAGGTATCCGCATAGAACGTATAGTCTACAATTGCGCTCATTGAATCACCTCATCAGGCGGTTTTCGCCGCAACAGTGCCGGTGCCGTAGGCAATCGGCTGACCGTTCGCCGCAACCAGGGCAACGGTGATCTTGTAGGCGTTCGTGGTGGAAATCAGACCGCCAGCAGGCAGGTCAGCCCAACCATCGGAGGCCTTCAGAGCAGTGCCGATAGCAACGGTCGGCGCGGTTCCGCTTGCGGCCTTCCAGACGTACTTGAAGCCGGCAGGAGCCACACCGGAAACGGTGATTACAGAATCACCGACGGCAGCGGTTCCGGCTTCAGAAGCAACCGTCAGATCATCCGCAGAAGCGGTGTCGAGGTTGACCAGCAGGCCATCACCCTTGTTGTCATACACCCAGCAACCATGATAGATGCTGAACATGATTTTCCAGAACTCGCCTTCCTGGTTCACATCAGGATCAATAACCTTGCTGATCTGCGGACGGGCGATAGCATCTACCGCAGGACGAGCCGCAATAATCCAGTTAATGTTTGCGCCGAGGTCGGTGAATGTCACGCCTCCAACAGTCTGCCCGGCGGTTGCGCCGTCATTCAGGCCGAACACGCTATGCATATAGCCGGAGGGAGTGCCGATCAGATACTGATCGTTCAGTGCCTCAATCTTCAGCGTGGCAGACCGGACATTGAAGTCACGCACATTCAGGTACTTGGCAATCTGGGAGGACCGTTCCAGAAGTCCCTTCAGATTCGTGGAAATCTGAATGTAAAGCTGTTCGGTTTCGCCAATCTTGTCCTGCACGGCGGTGATATCCGTCATCAGCAGGTCAAGGATGTTGGCGGCAGTAATGCCGGAAGCGGCCTGTGCAACAACCTTGCCGTGAGCAACAGCACCCTGAGCAGCGGCAGCAATACGCAGGCAGTCAACTTCGGGGATCACCTGGCTGTTCAGGAATACTTTCAGGGCATTGCCAACGGTCAGGGCGAAATTGGTTTCATCCACATCGTACCGACCAATAGCGAAATTCCGGCCACGGTAATACTGAAGCTGTTTGGTTTCCCAATCCAGAGTCAGGTCACCGTTCGGGGCTTTGTAGCCGTTCATGGTGCCGAGGCCGTCCATAGTCAGCTTCGGAACTTTGATTTCCTTGCCGCCTTCCCAGACAAGGCCGGGATTCGTGTTTTCCATCCACATCGTGCGAGGCAAGATGTAGAACTTTTCATCCAGTACACGGTTGAAAATCGCCGCATAATTGATAGAGTTCGCCATGTTTTTTCATTCCTTTCTTTTACCATTGTGCGGAAAGCTGTTTGACAAGTTTAT